ACTAGCGGAAAATAACAAACCTAGATTACTTTATTATCTTAGAAGAAGAGGTTATAGAGGATTTAGTATGAATCGCCCTGATAAAGTTTGGAACAAATTATCAACAGCTGAAAAAGAAATAGGAGGTATACCAAACTCAAGTGAAGATATTAAACAAGCTCACGCTGCTGCTATTGAAATGTATATACAGAAACACGTTGGAATACAAAAAGATGGTAACTTTGGTGACGTTTATTTTAACACTTTACTAAACGATTGGGCTAGATTTGACATAAACAAAAGAACTAAGTTTGATGCAACAATTAGTTCTGGGTTAGCTATAATGGCGTGCAATAGACATATGTACGCACCTAATGCTAAAATTGAAAAACCAAAATTAAACATAAGTATTGCTAAGTATCAAAATAAAGGTAATACATCTAAATTAATAAAATAAATATGGCAGAGTCTGTTGTAAAAAATTATTTTCCTAGTCAGGTTGTTAGTGACCTTGAAAAGTTAAGCTACGAGTACGGTTTAAAAGTAGCTAAAGCTATAGAGCACGAGTGGTTTGATGAATCTCAACAAATATATAGGTATATAGCTAATCAAAACGATTTTCATAAATTAAGATTGTACGCTAGAGGTGAGCAACCTATACAAAAATATAAAGATGAATTATCTATTAATGGTGATTTGTCTTATTTAAATTTAGACT